GGCAATCAGCTTCTGCGCTGCGTCACCCATTTCAAGTGCTTGCTCTTCTTGTTTGTCCATTTGTTATCCTGTCGGTGAGACAATACCCCTGCGATCATCAGTAACTTTGAGGATCTCAAGTTCGCCTTCATCGATCTTCTTCTTGTGTTGGAACTGTGCCTCTTTCAGATCCATATTGTCTGACTGAAGCGCGTGTGCAGCCTGAGCTTTGAGCTCTTCAAGCTGCAGTTTCAGCTGAGCAATTTCGGCATCACTTTGTGCCTTCATCTCAGCCACTGCGGTCTGACGCTCGCTGATTTCCAGCTGCTTCATGGCCATCTCTTGCTGCATCTCTTGTGCAGGGTTTGGTTGCGGTGGCGGCAGCTGGTCAGGTGGCGTCAGATAATCATCTACGTTTAGGATGCCCTGCTTTTCCATGATGGTCTTCATCACGTTGTAGCGCTTCTGGGCATCATACATTGGTGCTAGAGCTTCGTCCTGGCTGAGCATTGTATGCAGAGCTAGGTACTTCTGTGCGTCACGGTCTTGCTCGCCGTAGCCTAACTTCAGCTCAGTAATTACGTCACGCTTGTCATCCCAGGTCGTAGGATCGACCGGGACAAAGTTACCGGCTAGCTGAACAACACGTTCCTGGGTCTCATTTGCTAGGATCTCGCGGTACACTTTGTGGAACAATGGGGCTACAAATCCATTTGCAAAGTTACGTGCTACGATCTTCTGGCGCTGCTGTGACATGGACGCCAGCTGCTCGACCATGGCGGCTGAGTTCTGCTTTGATATAGCGTCCTTCTCGATGCCACGGCTAAGCCGGCTAACACCGGTTGTGTCTTCGTTCTGCTCTTCCAGTAGCTTCAGCGTCTGAAATACAAACGGATTAAGGCCGGCCTGGGGCATTGGTGCCACGCCATCGATCCGGGTAACATTCACGATACCGCCCTGGCGATTATCGATCATTTCACGTGGGGATGTGAGCGAGCCTTTTGCTACCAGGTAGCGTGGGTTGTTTGTAATAACAGCGTGATCCAGGATCGACCTGGTCAATACTGTACGCGCATTCTGTGTTGATACGACTTTCTCGGCAAAGTTAGAGCCATAAAATGCATGCGGTATAGGTAGTGGGACGAATGCAACAAACGGTATATCGTCTACTTCATACATATCGAGCAGTGCGTTGCCGGCCTTACATACCTTGTGCAGTCTGGCCATGCCGCTGCCGTCTGGGTCGATATGGATATAGCATTCGTAGACCATGACTGTACGCACTTGGTCTTGAAAACCTTTAGCATTAAAGCCGCGGTCGCTGCCGATATCCTCATGCCGCGCCAGGATCTCTGGGTCTGTCTCTAGCTCTACGTCGCTGTGATCGTCACCGATTTCCTCGATGAGATCCTCTGAGTAACCCATCTCGCGCAGCTCAGTGATACTCTTACGCTCACGGTGCGCCATGAATGTCACTGTAGACAGCGATTTTGCCTGGGGCTCGATGACAAAGTTCTCGGGCGGCACTGATTCAATGACCACCTGGCTTTTGTCCATCTCGCGGCTGATCGTGCCTGACAGAAGACCAATCGAATTGGCTTCGCTTTCCTCAAGCTCAACTCCGTCCTGGGTAAGCAGCATGTCCAGCTCATCTTCTGTAAGATCAGCGAACTCCTCTACTTCATATTCCAGGCGCTCATCCCAGTAGACTTTGGCCAGACCTGCTCTAGCGAGCAGACCATCGTGGATCACATCCCTGGCGACAGAGTAAAAGTCATTCTGCCGGAAGCACACATAGTCAGTGTACTCACTGGCAATGTTAGCCATGACAACGTCATCCGCGTTTTGAGGTGAAAACTTTACGATCTTCTGACCGGCTGCCATGCTCTCCAGGAGAGCCGCAGACATCGACTGTACACTGTCGTAAACGTCCTGGCTTACGTACTTAGAGTTGCCATCGTGTTGTGGTTTAGGTAGCTCTGCCTGGTAGTATTTCTGCGTCAGTTCACGCTCTCGGCTCAGCTGGCTATCATAGTAGCCGATAGATCGAGAGATGTTGTCCTCGACAATCTTTACGACTTCTTCATCGTTCAGAGGCTTATAATCCATTATACCATTTCCACATATAATTCATCCGGGATCTCTACAGGTTCCCAGGCACCTTCATGAATGTAATTAGCTAGTGCTAGAGCCATGACACAGTCATCGAAGCAGCTGGGTTCTGCTTCCATCGCACCGCTTTCAGTGACGATATAGGTCATCATTTCTCTAATGGTTGTTTTATCATTCAACAGCAGCTCTTCTTCACGCATTGCTGCGCGGAGCTGGTCGATAATCAGAGGCTTGGTTTTAGCTGTAGTACTAAAGCCCAGCTTTACAGTCTCACGATCTGTGATCTTGTCATGCTGCACCTCTGTATAAAAGTTGGTGTACGCCATGTCTTTGCCTAGTCGCGTACACGTAAGTATTCCATGACCGTTGTTTTCAACGATGATATGCGCCTCGTTATAATACGTTCCGAGCGCATAGAGTATTTCCGCATAATAATCTGGATGTATTTGGCCTCGCCAAGTAGCCACCTGCCGCTTCTTGCTGTCCAAAACCTGCGCCACAGACCAGTCGCCGTTTCGCACACCCATTGCCACATCAGCTCCAATGACATAACGCTCACCCTCATCGTGTTTCATGTATGTTGTTAGTTCGCCGCGTGAATGGTTACGCCACTCACCGTCTTCCCAAGCCAGGCGCTCCTGGACATCAGCTGTCTCATCGAGGATGTCTACAAGTTGATCTGGATTGAAAACAGGACGACCTGTCGTCAGGAAAGCCTCATCTGGTGTCGATGGGTACTCCTGGCGAAACAGGTCGATACCATTTTGTGCAATCTTACGTCTGCGGAACATGAGCTGTTCGTCATCTAAGTCGTGCTTTTCAGCCAGCTCTTGTTCTTCCGGGGTACGCTCGAAAGTATCTGTGACAGTCTCTCTGTACTCTGGATCTGTAAACCATGGTATAAACACCGGCACGAAACCATTTTCGCCGGCCACCGCACCACGCCAGAGGTTCCAGAAGACGCCGTTTACACCGTTCGCCGTGCTCTCGACAAATATACTCGTATCATTAGTATTCGGTACTGCTTGTACAAGGCCGTTCCAAGTCTCATCCGCAGTTGACTTAGGCCAAAACGCAATTTCCGAGGCGTGTACGCAACTAAGGGTTTCGCCACGACCGACCGCGTCGCCACCTGCTGTGGCAACGACATAAGAGCTATCGAGAACATCAAATGTTAATTCCCTTCGTGAAGAGTATTTGGTTGATGGTTTGAGAATGTCAGGGCAATGCTGATGATAACGCTTCGTCATATCAAACAGCGCCCTGGTGCTATCTGCATGGTGTGTGATGACCATGGCTTTGCGAGCCTTGTTTTGGCTCACGGTGAAGTACAGGTGTCCACCAACGTATGTTGACAAGCCTTGCTGGCGAGCCTTCAAGATGATGACCCTTATCTTCCCTTCACTCTCAAGTTGTTTGCTAACAGCCTCGTTTAGGATCTTCTGTGCTTCATTTAAAACTAAAGGGGCGACTTCGCCCCTCTTTGTTCTAATCTTCAGTGCAGCTTTTGCGTAGTAATCGAAATCAGTGTGTAGTTTCTTCCTGATTTGCCTCAGCTTTTTGTCCATTGGTTTGCTCTTCTTGTAATAGTCCTTCGAGGAAACTCTCAGCCTGGCTGATAGCCATTTCTGACTTCGATGCCGGCTTCTGCTTGGTAAAGTCTAATACAAGTCGCGCAGCTGACAGCCTGTCCCTGGTTGCATCAGGTGACCGCATGATCTCGACAGCTGTTACCAGTGCCTCGGTTGCGTACTCATCTGGATTAACGTCTAGCTTCTTTGTCATTACTTCGACTACCTTTTCTGCCTCGCCTCGCAGCTTTTGCCGTAGAGGTTCGATTGTTTTCTTTCTGTAGCCATCCGGCACACCTTTAGGCCGCCCAGGGTTCTTCCTGGGGCGTTTAGACCACTCTTTACGCAGCGCCCTGCCCTCTGGTGTGGACATGAGCGTTGCGAAATAGTTGTTCTTAGGTGCGCGTTGTGGATGGGTACCATTGCCATGCCGCGGCGGTGCCTTGGCGCGTGGCTCTTTTGGTTTACTCATATTATGCTTTTAGCGTACTCGACCACTTGTTTATAAAACGATGGATCTTCTTTACGCTTCCTTTTGGTGGGTACCGGCTTTTTACGTTTAGTAACCTTTTGTGGCTGGTTTTTGTACTTACGCATGTCAATGCCAATACGGTTTGTATAATCAGTCATATTGGTTCCTTTATGCTGTTAGAGCGCCGCGACCTAGAGTAAGCAGCGCCTTTTCTTCTTCGTCTTCTTTCTCAGCCAGGAGCATGTTTGCCATAACCATGGCGACAACAGCGCTGAATGGCGCAGAGAAGAATTGCACGTTGGGATTATCTTTAAGTAAAAGGCGAACTAGCTTTGTTGCTTTTGGCATTTCACGCTTGGCCAGCTTAGGGTCAAACATGTAAATACCCAATAGGTCGGCGGCCAGCTCATAAGGTGTGTGAAAATAGGTACGCTCACCTTCTCTCATCACAGTATCATACTTGCTTTGAGTTACCTTACCCTTCGAGACAAGCTCCATACCCTTCGAGTAATCATTACGCACAGGAAACTTTGTTCCAAAGCCTTCAAGTATGCCAGTCCTTTGCATACGGATTACTTCGTTTATGATGTCCCTGGCGTCCTGGTTGGTGAACTCGCCTGTGGCTACCTTTTTATCACCAAATAGCTCCAGCAGCTCACGTATGGCTGCCCGGAACGTATTTGAGTACGTGGCATTGTTTACTGGGTCGGGTATAGACTGCTGTGAGAGCGGCGAGTAAAAGTCTTTACCGAGGTTCTCTGAGCCCTCTTGCCGGGCTGCTTCATCCACGTAGCTAGTCTCTATTGCGTGACCCAGCTCATGCAGCGCTGCGAATATATCAGCGCCCTTATACTTTTTAGCTTTTGATTGAATGATGCCGAACCGAGCACCTCTACCTAATTTATACCCCTCTGGGCTAGGCATGGCCACTCTGGCACCTTTTGTATTGTTCAGCTTACTGCGCTTTACGGCCAGTTTCTTTGCGAGATCTGTTTGGCTAGTTGCCAGGTGGAATACATGATTGAAAGCCTGGCCAATCTTCTCGATAGTATCGTAATCACGGATACCGTTTTCATATGGCGAGCCTGGCTTTCCGACTTCGAAAGCTGCTTGGACTACACCAAGAGCCTCACGGTTTTCTTCCGGTGTAGGCTCTCTCGAACCAGCTAGACTTGTTTTTGGAAGTTCAGTATCCCCGGCGCGTCCGTTATTTCCTCCGTCATCGAGGTCAAGGACGCCTTGTTGCCGGTTGACTGATTCTGCTGCATTGCTTCCCTGCGCTCTTTGCGTTTGCTCAGCAACAAGTGTACTAAGTCGAGCTCGTCCTTCTCGTTCTGCGTTAGCGGCTTCGGTTTCCCCTGCGATAGCTTTAATGACTTCAGTTGCGGCATCTACATAATCCCTTGTTGGAGAGTTGACACCCATCTTGGTGTACAGTTGTTGTTCGTATGCCCACCACAGCGCTTGCAGCTGCGCCGGCTCTAAATCGAGCTCAGCGGCAACCCTGGAAATGACCTCATCCTGTACCATACGCTCTTCCGGCGAGGACGGCTGAGACAGCATCTCTTTACCGTTCGCGGTGAACATACGTCCGACCAGTCTGTTCCAGCTTCTGGTGAACCACTCATCTTTGGTTACTTTACTCTCATTACCACTATTATTCAATAGGAACGGACTAAATTTAGCACCCAAAACCTGTGATCCATAGACCATGCCGTCAGCATCTGCATACTTTGCAATGTTCTTTGCACTTTCCTCACTACCGAAGCCTAAATCCATGTACATCTGCGTCACTTCCGCAGCTGGATGTGGTGACACCATCCACATCATGAAAGATTCTAGGTCACCGAAAGTATCTATGCCTTTTTGGATTGCTGCGAGTGCATTTCTTGTTGTTGAGCCTCTAGCTGTCCAGGCTAGTTCCTCACCGATTGCTTCTTTTGCATCTACGTTTGCATCGTTAATAAACAGACCACCTTTATATTTAGATAATGGTATCCGTCCGTTCTCAATGTAATAACGCAGAACATCTACGGCTAGTTTTGCGTTTGCAACCGGGTTTTGACCGCCTGATAGAGGTGATATCAATGTCCAAAACAGGAGCTGCAGCGGCAGTCCGTTGTCTGGATTGTTTGATGTGGGATCTTCTCTTAACTCAGGTATGACCGAAGACATCATGTCTAATGCTTGCGGTGAACCAAAAGTATACCAGTAAGCTGCGCCTGGGTTAGTTTTGTAAAACTCTTTAGCTTCAGCCAGTATGTCCTGGAAAAGACGTTCTTTAAGCTCATCAGTGTAGTCAATGGTGTTTGTTTCTTTACCGCCGCGAACAGTTCGAGGGGCTTTTGATCCGGCTTTGATTGATTCAGCCTCTAAGAACCGACCAACATCATCAACAGTCACAACCCCTTTTTTACCAGTACCTTCGATTGAGGGTGGGTTGTCCATAAAACCAATGGTACGCATTTCATTGATTTCGGGCTGCTGCTTGGGAACAATCCTGATCGTGTCGTAGATCGGCGCGATGCGACCAGATGACTTGACTTTAATTGTGCCAATTTGACGGCCATATTCCAGTTTACCAAAGCCACGAGGCCGCATTGTAGGCTCATCTTGCTTACTGCCATCAATCCGCAATGCTTTACGGTACAGCTCTGTCGGAACATCTGCTTCATACTGCAGCGCAAACTGATGACCTTCTTCGTTATGATCAACAGTTACAATGAATGACTGCGGTAGGTTTTGTGGGTTGTCTACCCACTCGTATAGGTTCGGACGCACCAAATTACTGTGCCACCGTCTGCCGTCCTTTTTGTCTGGCGCTGCTGATTGCTCTGGGTCTACCTCTAATCGACCGCGGCCATTCTCACCAATAGAAACGCGAGCGCCGCCGTAGGTGTTACCTGTTACATCCTCGCTGCCGGCCTGGTAGTTGCCCTGGTCAACTTCAATACCATCTATCTTCTTATAGAGTGCCTGTGTCTTCGGGAACACTGAGAGACCTTCGCCAAAGTTAGGCACCGCCATGAAGTTTGTTTCTTCTTGTGTGCTTGCTTGCTGGCCAATCACCCGGTTTACGTACGGCATTACGTACGCTTCGACCAATGCTGGGTCAGATACCTGGCTTTCAGCCTTCGCAGCTATATCCATAGCCCGGTCACCTGGGTTAGCCCCCAGGTTGCTGCGTAGATCAGCCAGTGCATCAATCAGTACAGCCTTGTCGTCATCAGAGATCGTAGGATCTGCGTCTACAGCCTCAATGAGAGCTGTATTGGCAGCCTGGTTGTCTTGTATGCCGCGTACATAGCCGGCAGATACATCACGTGGGGCTGCAGCTGAGGATGCGGCTGCCTGGACTGCGCCTGGCATAGGTGCTTTATCCCTGGTGACTGATGTAGACTGCTGATCGAGCGCAGTGCTCATTGCAGCGCCCACTGCAGTCATGTTTGGTGTTCTGCCGCCCTCTTGTATAGCCTTTATCATTGCCTGGGCGTCTGCTGCGATCACAGGATCTGCAGCTGCCATGGCCTCAAGCAGCTGTACGGCTCTTTGTGGGCTCAGGCCGCGCTCTTTTAGCATTGCATCGAGAGTTACAAAAGGTAAGTCGCCATTCTTCTCGTATTGCGACTTGTGGATCTCTTTTGCCCTGGCGCGTTGCTCCTGGTTGGCCTTCTTGATGCCTTCAGTCTCTTGTCTGCGTGTTTCACGGACTGATTCTAGGTCAGTATCTATTGCGATGCCATCATTCTTTGACAGGTTGTCCGAAATGTATCTTTTTATGCGGCTGCGGCGGCCTGTTAAGGCATCAATACCGCGACCACCTATGACTGCAGCGGTCTGCACTGCAGGTATCAGTGGGTTTACAGACGCACCGTACAATGTACCAAGCACACGTGTTGGGGTCTCGATGAGGCTGCGGTCAGAGTAGCCTACGTTACTAGGCATCGGAGACAACTGGTCGGTAATTTTAGATACACCACCAATATAGCCAGCATTATGCAGCGTAGTCAGTTCGTTCATCTGCCGCATAAGTGACAACAGACGTTGGCCTTCTTGTGTGTTGCCGGCAAGCCTATCAATGGCTTCCATCTCTTCAATACCGACAGTGCTTTTTGCTTTGTTACGGGCTTCTCTACGCCCGGCAATAGCAAGTACTTTATCAAGAGCAACAGCTAGTGGGTCTGTGTCAGTAATATCTAGCTGTGTACGTAAATCATTAGCAAATAGCTTCAGTTCTTCAGATATCTGGATGTGTGCCTTGTCTATAGCTTCACGTGCGCCTGATGTGCTTTGCTTGTTAACGTCTTTTAGGTTTAGGTCGTTTCTCTTTGCAATCCTATCGAGCCTGGTAGCCAGCTCAGTGGCCGCCTGGGGATCGTTGCCAATCATTACAGGGTTAATGACCTCACCAAGCTCTGTAAGGCGCTGTGCGCCAGCCTCGCGTGTTGCGTTAGCTGTTGGTGCAAGCTCAGTAACTGCCCTGGTACCACCACCGTAGGCTGAACCTAGTACAGATGCATCGATAGCACGGTCAGCCAGCTCCTGGCCGGTGTACTCAGCGCCCTGTGATGCCGCGCCACCAACGATAGCTGTTTCCTGGGCAACTTCAGTTGCACCCTCGGCTGCTGCAGCCTTTGTGACGCGCCCTGTATATGCCTGGGCAGCCTCTCCAAAGCCTTTCTGAGACAATTCTTTGATGACTTCGTCAGCTGACATACCAGCAAGGCGGTCTACTGGGATGACTTTGCCGGCACCGAACCTGTCGAGGAAGCCTACCAGGGCTCCAACGCCGGCTGCGACCTTCGAATCATAGCTGCCGGTCTTTTCTTCCATCTCCATGGCAGCTTCGCCGGCTCCCATAAGACCGGAACCTGCAGTTACAGCTGCGCCGCCGCCAAACACAAGCCATGCTGGCGCTCCGAGAGCTGCCGCTGCGGCTGTTAGGCCGGTACCTGCAATAGCAGCGCCGCCAGATGGCGCATTTTCCAGTAGTTTCTCACCTAGTGCCGGCAGAAACGTGCCTTGCTGGTAGTTTTCACGCAGTGATCCAGGGTACTGAGGCTGGTAGCCGCCGGCTGCGATGTCTTTTTCTTGCTGTGCGGCCATGTCCGTGCCGTACTGTTTGACACCTTCAATACCAGTTAGATCTCCAGCTACCTCGATGCCTTTACCTACCATCTGCTGCATGCGGTCAACGCCATACATCAGTGCGCCGTCGCGCTGCTGAGGTGCTGGGGCTGCCGGCTTGGGCTGCGTCTGACCGCCTTGTGCTTGTTTGATCAGGGCAGCCAGGCGTTGTGCGGCTGCAGTGTCCCCTGCCGCGTCTGCATTACGCAGCGCAGTCATCAGCTGATTGATATCGGCCATGTCAGATCCTTGCTACTGGGAATATTTGTCTATGATCGCTTGATCGGATGGGCTCATCGTGCCTACAGGAGCTGCCATGCCATTCATTGCTGCATATGCTTGCTGCTGAGCTTCAATAGCTTTTACAGCTGAGATGTAGTGCTTTTTAACGAGCGCCAGGTTTGCCTTAAACTGCTCGCGGCTCTGTGACTGACGTAGGTTACCCAGGGATGCATTAAGCTGCGCCAGTTCTCGCTCTGACACCTGACCCAATGCGCCGCCGGTTGGGCTGTCATCACGCATCTTCTGCAGCCTGTCGAAACCAATAGATGATACGACAGTCTCGATAGCCATCTTGGTATCGTGAGCTGGTGTACCTGCAACAAATGATAGAGCGTTACCCATAAAACCGGTGACGTTATCGAGTGGGTTGTAGTTGCTTTCGGCCATGGCCACGTTTGCTTCGATTTGATCGATAGCATCGATGGCTGCTTGCATGTATGGCGATGATTGTGGCGCTTTAGGCTGGTTCTTGGCTGCTTTTGCTTGCGCTTGTAGAGCTTTGACCTGGGCGTTGTATGCATCGATTGAGGCGCTGTTGTTTATGTCTTGCACATTGCCATACTCTCTCGCCATGTTGGCGTATGACTGCAGACCACTCTGCTGTGCGCCTTCCATACCTGCGCCACCCATCCGTATCAGCATGTCACCCATGCCGATCTTGTTGTCAGGCATCTGTGGCATTTGTATAGCGCCTGGCACCATGTTGCGGCGTTGGTTTGTTGCTGCGGCCTGTGTATTACTTAATGCGCCTGGTGTTGGGTTGTTAAGCATGCCACTGGTGTTGTTTGCAGCTGCTGCCGGCGGCTGATTGGGGTTAGGTATTGTTAGCATAGGTATACCCTGGGCGTTATATTGCACCCCAGGTGCCATTACTGCATTTGGATCACTCATTGCCATGTCTTATCTCCCTGACGCATAGCCCATGCCCTGATATGCTGGGGCATTGATGTATGTCCGTTGTGGTGCCATGGAAGCGAAGGCGCTTGGTTGACCACCGAAGCCGCCGCCAAACTGGTTGTACAGGTTGTTACCTATACCTGCGCCGGTGACCATGCCGCTGATAGTTGCAGCTGTAGGATCTACAGTGTTCGCCTGGTAGCCAGCTGGTGACATAGGTGCGCGTCCTAAGATGCCTGACATGTACTGCTGATACGCATTCATATCGAAGTCACGATTAGCTTCAAATGATGCCTTGTCGGCATTAAGTTGCTGCTGTGCGTCCTTCTGGAAGCCGGCACCTGCGTTAATCATGTTAGACAGGCCAGTGTTGCCAGTGTTGACGCCGGTACCGAATGCACCTGCGAGACCCTGGTTGGCAGCCATGGCATTACCGAAGTCGCGCTGCTGTTGTCCCAGAGACTGATCAATAAGACCGCTGCGGATACCTGCGGCTGTGTCAGCTGCTCGGTCATTATAATCACGCATGGCGATGGCGTCTGCGACACCCGCCCTGGAGCTGTTAGCGTTACCGCTGGCTGATGCAGCTCGATTGATACCCGGTAATGTACTCTGAGTGAGCATACGTGTACTGTCGCGCAGCGCTGCGTCTGTGAGAGCGCCGGTGTTTGCGTCAGCATACGCCAGGGCGTTGTCCATAGCGCCGCCGCCCATAGCCTGGTTATACAGGTTGCCATAGTTACCGGCGAAACCTTGTGATTGACCTGCGAGGTTTTGACCATAGCCAAACGTAGTGTTACCAAAGTTGAACTGGTTGTTCAGCCCGGTGTTCTGCATGTCGTTCATGTTCGCATATAGGTCGCCCTGATATGCACCCATGTCGAGCTGCTTATTTAGGGCATCCTGGCCGCCCCGGTATCCTTCATTAATGAATGGGCGCGCATCGGTATAACCCATGTTGTTCATTTGGTTTGCGCGGTCTATAGCACCGGCCTGTTTCTTTGCTGCCTTGTTTGCAAAGTAACCAGATACCAGTGAGCCACCGACAGAGGCTGCTACTGAACCCATATCATATCTCCAATTTATATACGTCTAATGGCTGCTGCCCATCTGTTGTTGGGAAATCAAAAGCAAAGCCAAACATTTTTATGAACTTTTCTTGCTTACTGTCGTGCCGAAGGCAGTACAGCGGCGAAGTCCTCAGCTTCACAAGTTGCGTGAAGTCTCTTATTAGCTCTCTTTTGATATTCTTATTCCAGCGGTGTACATCGCAGTGTACGAACGTCAGTACGCCCTCACCCTCGATGGGGAAGCCTTCCAGGTAGACTGTATAGTGGGGACGCTCGATGGTCGGTACTTTTACACCGTGACCCATGCTGTACCGTTGTATACGTACAGGCCATCGCCAGAGCCTGGGTTCCAGGGTGACACCGCGTACCTGATCATACCTTTGACCGGGTTCTCTGGCTCATCCTCTGCTACTTGTATTGCAGCTGTTGTTAGGCTCGTGATGGCTGTCTGTATGCGCCGCAGCTCTTCCTGGATATATCTGCGTGTACCCTCTTCGAGTTGTGGGTACTGCTGTCTGGTATAATCTTGCACGAGCAGGTCAGTCTTATCGTTTAATGACATCAACGTGCTCCTGTAGGTGTCAGCTCTATATCGAACCCAGACAGGTCAAAGTCCTTGTTATCTGTAAGTGTCATTCTGTATGACAGATATCTGCCAGCTGCCCGGCTGTCGATTTTATGCTGTGTTGACAGATCGAACGTCACAGGGGCGCTGTAAGTCGGTGTGTTGCGAGGGATGTCGCTGGCACCAAACTCGAACGTCATTGTGGTGTCTGTTGAGTTAATTGTATCTGCCTGTGGATACATCCGGGTTACTACAACATACTGCCTGGCTGCCAGCCCAGATTCGTCCAGGTCAAATCCTGTGCGCTCCAGGTATGGATACTTGGTTGCCTCTGTATCGAGGTCAAACGACAGGGTGCCTGTGTCTGACAGATCGAGGCCGTACAGCTTGTCACTTGTAAGACCATCTGCAGTTAGATCTTCGCCTACCATTAGCGTGTGGCGGTCGTAGCCGTCTTGCTGGCTGTAGTACGTACCGCCAGTTAGATTGTATGTGGTTGTACTACTGGCGTAAGTTGCCACTGAGTTGACGTTAGCTGTGGTACCTGCGCTGACGTTTGGCAAGTCCATGAATGACCATGTGTTTGCCCGGTAGTTGTAAACGGCTGCCCGGTTGCATCGTGTGGCGTTAGGAAACTCAACGTGTGAATCACCTGACATGTAACAGAAGTAGATTTCATTCAGCGCCTGGTTATGCTGCGCAAAGCAGATATCTGCATTCTCATTGTTCAGTGACTGGTAGATGAACTTCTTTACACGCTCATCGCATATACTTTGTTTGGAAGTGCCGTCGTGCATATAGATATCGAAGGCACCGAAGACATAGTGTTTACCTTCTGCCTCGACTACGCAGTTCTGATTGATAACGCCGGCGTCACTGAAGAGTTTACGGAAGTTAAATATAAACGTGCCGCCAGTGAACTCCATCAGCCAGGTTTGGTCTGAAGAGTAAATGATAAAGTTAGAGCCTAGTGTGAGGCCGTCTCTAATCTCTGTTGGTATCTGCACCAGGTCATTGAAGCCGGCGCTGGTTGTCGGATCTGTAGCGTCCCAGCTGCCTGGGTAATCATTGGCCGATGTAATGTCACTGAACCTGACCCTGGTGGGGAACTCATTAGATCCCTCAGTCATGTTAAGTGCCACCAGCTGGTCACCATAGGAACGCAGCGCTGCGCAGCGCCATGTGCTATCCCAATTTGGCAGGTCACTAAACGTGGAGGCACTGGGTTTGCGCTGGACTGGTATGCGGTCTTGTCTGTTAATGTACGTCACATCAGCCAGGGATGTCCCTGTGAATGGCCGGGGGTCACTTGATCCGGTTATGGTACCACTGACATTGGTGACATTGTTGTTCGCGTACTCTTGCAGCTGCCAATCATCTGAGATCATCAGTACAGTATCGAAGCCGGATGCCGGAACAATGCCATATACAAACCTGGGTGTGAAACCGAGACTATCTTTAATCTTTCGGAAGACTGGCGCTCGGCTCACTCTACCCTCATCGAACCGCACATTGAATGCTTTGTCGAAACCAGTGGTAGGTAGATTGTATGGGGCTAAGTCCGTAATTACACCTGCGCTGCCCAGGTCTCTCAGTGGTATAATAGCCATGGCTTTACGTCTTTATGAGGTAGTTTAGGATTATGGTTGGCTGTACATTGTTGTGAGGTGAATCACCACCAGTGGAACCACTCTGCGAATCAGTACCTGTCACACCTGTGATACCTGCCGCATAGTTTGCACCTGCAATTGACGCCGGTGACAAATCATCAGTGTGCGTGTGTGCTGCAAGTTCAGCGACGGTCAACTGGTGCGTCTCTGCGCCACCTACATTGCCCAGACCATCCCCGTCCAGACCACCATCTTGATTTGTTAGTCGGTCGGCACTGGTGCCACCCATGCTGTCCTTACCCGCGATTGTGCGTCCACGAAGGTCTGGCAGCGTAAAGGTAGTTGATCCATCGCCTATACCGTATGTGATACCGATTGCAGTGAATAGATCAGAGTAAGTAGTACGGCTTACATCCTGGCCGTAGCACATAAGCCAGCCGGTGGGCGCTGACGAACCTGCATAAGGTATAAGCATGCCAGCTGCTATCACACTAGCCATGGTAGTAAAGGATAACGTACCGGCACCATCAGTTGTCATAAACTGACCTGCGCTACCATCAGCTACCGGGTACGTAAGTCCATTGATCTGCGTGATCGAATGGTTAGCTGAGATGTACGTAGCTAGGTCGGTCAGGGCTACCTGTACCATGGTACCATCGTCATTCACTACGAAACGGTCGGCATCCACCAGGGTGGTTGCTGTCGCTGCAGTGTCACCATCGACTATGTTCAACTCAGTGTGGGTGCTCGTGACTGCGTTTGTTACGTCAGGGAAAGTGCCTTGGATGGCAGACTTGATGATGCGTAAGTGGTCGTCAGCTTGCGCGAGACCGTCAGTTGACGCTGGGTTGGTAGACACCAGATCACTGATGTAGTTGACGCCTGTTTCTAAAGCCATCTTTGTGTCTCTTCTGTATCTATATGTGATATGTTGTCCAAATGTGGCGCTGGTTTAACGAGGGTCTGACAACAACAACAACAAGCAGACCTTTAGCCTACTTTTGAAATTGACCTTGTTGTTGACCCATGGGGGGTCGTTTTGCAGCGTATGGTACCAGGTTTCATGGCCATGTCATGATAACATGCTGTAATCGTTGGATACCTGCGTCATGCTGACTGGTAATCAGCAATACAAAAACACTGATCAGCTCACCGACATTAGGACATTAGTGAACATTAACCGTGGTGGGTCATTAGTCTTTAATACAAATCGGGACTTAGTCACCACCGTCCACCTTAGTCATCCTTCGATGACCTTAGTCATCCTTAGTCATCCTTCGATGACCTTAGTCATCCTTAGTCATCCTTTGATGACCTTAGTCATCCTTAGTTATCCACTATATCCAGTGTTCTGTCCTGGTTACCCATGCTGACTGGTGGTTGTCCGTAGTCAGCAACCAAAGTAATCCAATCACTCACAACAAATAGACTATTAGTACCTGTTGTACTGTGGTATCTTGAGAGCTCAAGCAGTCTTGTGTAGACCACTCTCTCTAATGGGGGAACACAAGTACCCTTGAAACTTATGGTAAGCCTGGGAGAGACTAATTGTAATCTTATTAGCTTCCCAGGTTTGCCACCCACCTAGCTTTGGTTATGAGTGCTTACGTTTAGGTGAATCCCACTCGTTATACCAGTCGATCAGCTCCTGACTAATGATACCATTAGTTATCATGTCTTCTGTTTGCTTGTTGAGTGCTTCAGCTGCCAGTTGGAAAGCCTTTAGTGTTTCATCACTGGTGAAGTTAGGGTTTCCTATTCTATAACTAAAGTCTTTGAAGAACAGTCTGTCCAGACATTCACCTCTAAACATGCCGTCAGCTTCTTCTCTTATACGTCTTGAGTTACTGTTGAATGCCATTGTCTCTCTTCTTTTTAGTGCTCTGTGCCTCGCGGTGCTTCTAACCATGGTCTGATGTGAGGGTTAGTCTTCTGCTGCTTCTGCAGCTCACGTACACCGCACTCACTACATACAAACACACCACCAGAGTAGACAAATGCATCATTAGTCTTGCACTTGTCACACACTGGTAGTCCTTTGCTTATGTCATGGTACGACATGGTTACTCACAGCTCTTCTGTCCTGTCTCAGGATCGATGAAGCATGCCTCAGCCTTCGCAGGTTCTTCCTTGTCTGGCTTTACCTCATTGAGAATTCCGAAGCGCTTGCCAGATGCTCTAAACGTAGTGATGCCCTTACAGCCACCCTTCCAGGCTTTGTAGTACAGCTGCTTGAACTCATCGTAGGTCACATCATCACCCACGTTGCATGTCTTACTTACAGCACTGTCCACGTACTTCGATGCCAGGCATAAGACATCCACGTGTTCATCTGCAGTGATCTCATTGGCTGTACGTCCACTGACACCCTGGTTGTATGCGTAGTCTTCAACACGCTCGATCTGGTGGCCATCGAACTGCTGAATGGTACGGTCGTAGTACAGGCTGTATGGTGGCTCGATGCCTGAGCTTACGTTATCTGCAGTCAGGCTGATGGTGCCTGTAGGTGCAATCGATGTCAGATGGCTGTTACGCAATCCATGCTCTTCGATGAGCTCACGCACCTTCTTTGGTAGTGTCTTGAAGAACCTGCCCTGTATGTACTTGTCCTTGTCATATAGAGGGAATGTACCCTTCTCCTGGGCAAGCAGCGCAGACGCTGTGTAACACTCATCACGCAGCATCTTGAGTACCTTCTCAGCCCACTCCATGAACGTAGGTGTGGCGTATGGGTAGCCTAACAGCTCACCAGCATTGGCCATGCCAGTGACACCTAAGCCCATGCGGCGCTTGTTCTCTGCTTCACTCTTCTGCTCAGGCAGTGGGTAGATCGTGCGGTCTACCACGTTGTCCATGGCTCTAACTACAGTGTGTATGTCAGCCTTGAACTGATCCCAGTCGAATGACTTGTCGTCCACGTACTTGGTAAGGTTAAAGCTGCCCAACAAGCATGCACCATACGGCGGCAGAGGCTGCTCAGCGCATGGGTTAGTGGCTTCGAGTGTCTCGCAGTACCACAGGTTATTCATCTCGTTCATGCGATCCAGGAATACAACGCCTGGCTCAGCCCAATCATACGTGCTTCTCATGATCATGTCCCACAAGGCGACCGGGTCTACCTCTTTGTACACCTTACCTTCGAAGCGCAGTGGGAATGGCTTGCCGGCATCCAGGTGGTTCATGAACTCATCCGTGATGCCCACAGAGATGTTGAAACCTGTCATGGTTGTACTGTCGTGCTTTGCAGTGATGAACTGCTCGATGTCCGGGTGATCCACACGTAGTACACCCATCTGAGCGCCCCTACGATGACCGCTGCTGGCGATGGTCTGACACACGGCATCAAAGATACCCATGAAACTAACAGCGCCTGACGCCTTGCTATCGAGGCTCTTGATCAGCTCACCACGTGGCCGCAGCCGGCTGAAGTCATAACCAATGCCACCACCCCGGCGCATGGTCTCAGCTGCCTCTGCGGCTCGCTTCATGATTACGTCCATGCTGTCTTCGATGACACCACTGACAAAGCAGTTGTATGCTGTAGTCTGCCGGGCAGCGCCCATGGCATTCTGTACACGGCCAGCTGGCAAGAACCGCATGTGACGCATGGCATCCTTGAAGTCCTCGAAGTGTTCCGGCGTGTCTTTCAAAGCATCTGCAATACGTACGACCTTACTGTAGAAGTCCTCACCGACCTGGCGGTACTTCTGCCGGTCGATCTCATCGGACAACGGCAGTGTCATGCCGTAATGCTGGTTATGCTTCATCATGTTATTCATCGTGTATCTCCCGATCCCTGCAGCGTCCCTCGCTGCTTTCTATCTGCTAGTTTCTTTAGGTTTTGTTCTGCGATCTCATCCAGGCTGAGCTCCAGGTCTCTTGCCAGGACAGCGAGGTACCAGAGGCAGTCGCCCAGCTCGCTTTTCAAGTCGTCACGTATGTCATCTAGGGTGATGTCATCACGTATTAGTTTCTTTAGCTTGTTGCACACCTCACCTACCTCGCCGGCCAGGCCGAGAGCTGGGTAGTTGATCTGTTGGTTGATTGAGTAGATGGCGGTGCTTGCAGCTTTCTTTTGGTATTCAGTCAAGCTGTCTATCGCCATGTCTCATTTTCCTTCTCGTACTGAATCAGGAACCCCAGGTAGACTTGAGCCTTCTCAAGATCCTGGATGCCGCCCTTCTCTTGATAGCGCCAAATGTACTTGAGGATGTTGGCTCGCCAGGCATGCACTACATGGTCACCGAGCATGCCCTCGATAGCCTCTTTGCATTCCATGCCTGTCATTGTGTAATGACCGGGGCTATGTACTTCGCCGTCTTCCATCTCTTTCATGTAATCCTCATGCCTCATGACCAACCGCCGCCTCTTTTGCTTTGCGTTCACAATCGATCATGAACAACATGTTGATGGAGTAATGACCCTGCAGCTTGTAACGCTCGCAGATTCTCTTTGCTTGCTCAGCTGCCACGACTGAGTGCGTAGGGTTAGTCATCGGCTCACCATTGACACCAACGCAGTACCGGTGGTCGTGCATATCTGTAGTTGTACGTAGTAATTCATAAGTCATGCTGCTGGCTCCCATAGCTTTGGTTCATTCCTAGTTGCGTCCCAGTCTGACCAGCGTAGTATCCTGGCCATGCGAGCCTGTAGCAGCGCGTCAGCCTTAGTCAGACCTTGTTTAATGAATGCTTGCTCAACCACTGACCATGCCGGGCGCTGACCTAGCAGCCCCTCAGCTCTCTTCTGTCCAATAGTTGGGCAGCCTGGGTAGCCATCAGTGCTATCGCCGGTCAGTGTCTGCATATAAAAATGCTTGTCTGCCTCGGCTTCTGAGATGTCCAGGCGCTCATCGGCTGTTGGCCGGTACAGCTTCCCAGGTATTGTCTTTAGGTCTTTATCGTCACTAACGATAATCGCCTTGCCTACGTTTTCTGGTGTGGTCGCCATGATACCCAGGCAGTCGTCAGCTTCCAGGCCAGGCTTACTAAAGTGCGGATAGTTGTGCTTCAGCCAATCACACAGCGCCACGTAACCTAGTGGCTTGCGTGTCTTCTTGCGTCCCGACTTGTACGTAGGGTTTATGCGCTTACGGAAGTTATCCTTGCTGCTGAAGCACAGTAGTATGTCTTCTGATCCCAGAGTTTCATAGAATTGATCAAATGATTCCTGGACAATACGTTTTGCAATCTTCAGATCAGTAGAGAGTGACCAAATGTCATCGCCCCAGTCTGTCTCTTCTTCTGTTGCCGCTACTGCCCGGAAGGCGTAGATGTCGGCGTCAATCAGTAATTTCATTTAAGATCCCCTTATGAAAGTCCATGCCATGCTGTGTGATAAACCAGACGTTGCCCCAGCGTTCTTCATCGATACGTGTTGAGATCAGGCCAAGGTCGGCAGCGCATGCAATGATGGTTGCGCTGTCCCTGGCAAACTGACCTTTAGTTGTAAACGGACGCCGCAGCGCTCGATCCAGGACGACCCACATTTCCAGGTCGTGCAGTGTCAGATCGTATTCTTTAGTGGGTGTCTGCCCAGCTGTCTCCGAGCTGCCACTCAGCTGCGACTGGGAGACAGAAATCCCACGCTTCTCCAGCTGCTTTCGCGCTTCTTCGAACGATATCACCGACATGATCTGCGTCCCTTTCTCTCACTTGTATTTGGATTTCATCGTGAACCCAGGCCATGATGTTGGCGTCCAGGTCAGCTTCGATCAGTTGCTTTTGTGTCTCGATTAGCCAGGTAGCGGCGATAGTTGCGCCGGCACCCTGTAGAAGGCTGTTCAGAGCCTTGTGAGGGCTTCTGATCTTGATGTGCCTACCATCGAGCCCCAGTAGATAACCACGCTCTGCAGCGCTCTCTACGGCCTTTCTCAGGCGTCCTACAGCTGGCATACGTTCATTGAACCTATCCAGCAGTTGTCGGCCTTCTTTGAAGCCACCACCGACCACCTCACCAATCTTGGCAGCGCCGGCACCGTACAGATACGCATAGATAAACCGCTTACTCTGGTCGCGTGTTTCCAGGCCAGCGGCTCGCTGGTTTACGGTATGGATGTCACCTTCCAGGAGCTCCCTGGTATACGCATCGTTTTCCATGTAGTGCGCCAGGCAGCGTAGTTCGATTCCTGAAAGGTCGGCACCTAGCAGCTTGTAGCCTGGTTGAGCTGTGAAAAGCTCACGGCATTGCTTGCCGTAGGGCAGCCTGGTGGCTGGCACCTGGGCAAGGTTACAATTACGGTGTGATGCCCGGTGTGTGACAGTACCCTGGCTGATGATGCTGTGGTGTAGTTTACCGTCACGCTGCAGACGCAGCCATGCCTGACGGCCTTCAGCCAGCTGGCCGATCCGCTTCTGGATCATGAAGAACTCAGCGAGCTTCTGTGCCTCTGGGTAATCCAGCGTGGACAACACAGTCTCATCGATCTGTGCGTGTCCCTGGTTTGTTGTGAGTTTAGGCTTCCAGCCGTACTTGTGTGTCAGGCAGCGCTCGATGTGCCGCCGGCTGTTAGGGTTGAACTGCACGACTTTGACTTTGTCGAATGGTACGCCGGCTTTATAGCCCAGGGTCTTGTTGTCACGCTTCGGGATAAACTCTTCGTGTATTTCCCATGGCTCGAACAAGTCATGCAGCTGACCCTCGATCTCGGATCGCCGGGCAGCCAGAACAGCGTACAGCTCGTTGGCTTTCTTGACATCAAACGTCCAGCCAAACTTACCGATCTTGTCACACAGGGTTGCCAGGGTATGAGCAAGCTCAACCGCCGGCTGACTGTAGTTGTCCGGGTCTAACTTCTTGTACAGCGCCTTGGTGACTTTTACGTCCTGGACGCAGTAGTACCACATGTCCTCGTTGAAGGTTTCCCAGCCCCCATCATAGTCACCTTTATGAAGACCAATACGTAGACCCCAAGCCTTTAGGCTGTGGGAACCATACATGCGCTTCGGGAGGATCTCAGCGTCTGCATGTGACCAGTTGGTCTCAAAGTCTTCATTAGTAAGGTCGGCATGGATCAGCCTGGAGAGCGTTAGCGTATCCGTTACACGTACAGTGTCAGGGAGAACAAAACTGCTGTAGACCTTCTGAAGGCTGGGAATGTCGTAGCTGATAATGTTATGGCCAATGATCTCATCAGCCTGGGCAAGCAGCTGCAGCCCATCTTCCATATTCTCAGCTGTAAACGATTGGATTTCATCCGTGTCTAAGTCTTCACAGATCAGACAATGGATAACGTCAGGGTCGAGACCGTTAGTCTCGATGTCGAAGACGATGCGTTTCATGGTTGCTCTCCAGTCACGATTAAATGACGCCGAGCACCCAGTTCTCTGCAGTGTCTTCGGCGTATTGTTGTGTATGTCCGGTGATCTCACGTTCTTCGATGACGGCAGTGTCCTGGATCATAATGACCACGTACTTGTCGCCTTCTTTGATTACGTGAGCTTTTCGCCCGGCATATTTATGTGTTCCGTAATGAGTGCTTATGTTCATCCTTCACGATCCCACTTAGATCGCGCATGACCGCGCCGGCACTCTATGACTTCACCTTCGGTTGATTGCATCATCCAACGCATCATGGCCTGGTGTCTTAGGTTGTTGTTGTTCTTCGGTTCGTACTGTGGGATCTCCAGGGGCAGCTTTAGGGCTTCCCTCAGCTGATCCATTGTCGGTACAGTATTCGTCATAGTTTCTCTCCTCTTCCATAAACGTCACGTGCCACTGGGGCGCTGGAAATAGCCCATGCAAAATGACTTCGGTCTGGTCAAACCAGTCCAAGGTTTCTTGTGATTTGATATCGAATGACCTGGCTTCGAATGGGTCTGTGGTGACGCTTAGGCCATCACCATCTTTCACAAACAAAAGCTGGCCGGTAAGGGTATCTCTGATCTTGATAAAACACATGGCTGCACCTCACTAAAAGGTGTCGCTGGCCTCAAGTAGGCGTCCTGTTTCCAGGTTGTATTTTACCTTGCCGGCGACACCGGTCTCACCGGTAAACCGGTTTTTCAATACGTGTAGATATCGATAGGCACCGTCAGGGTCGTCAGGATCGACCTGGAGACCAATCACGATGTCACTAAGCTGCACCGGACTGTGTGAGCCTCGGATCTGAGATAGGCGAACCTTGCTGCCTTCTTCATGTCCCTTGTCCCCCTCTGGTCGGCGCAGATGGCTCACCATGATCAAGCCAATGTTTAGCTCGCTCACAAGCGTTCTAAGAGCCGTACAGGCAATGTCTATCGCCTTCCGTTCGTCAGCAACCGCCAGGCCGCTGATCATGATTGATACGTGATCCAGGATGATCCACTTTACGTCCAGAGCTGCCACCATGTAGCGAATACGCTGAATGATGGTATCGACCTCAGACGATCCAAAGTGGTCATAGAGATACACCTGGTTGTCGCCAGGAAACAGCTCATCAAAGGCTTTGTATAGGTCAGCCTCTTCGACACCTGTGCGATCCACAGTCACGTTCTTGTTCATGTGGATACCGAGCAGTCCCAGGATGGTCTTTTTGTTGCTTTCTTCGAGCATGATCATCCCGACCCTGTGGCCGGAAGTATGCAGCGAGTAAGCTATCTCACGTACCAGTGTAGACTTGCCGATACCAGATCCAGCCGTAATGGTGACCAACTCACCCTCACGCAGACCGAGTGTTACCTCGTTCAGACGTTGGAATGGGTAAGCAATGGCAGAGGCCGCGTCCACCACACCAATGGCATCTCTGATATCGGCTGCGGCCACGATGCCGTCCGGGCGATATACTTTCGCCTCAAGAATGGCACCGACGATATCCTTGTGCTTGCCCTGGAGTAGGGTCTCGTTCGCATCTTTGTAAGGGAGAAAACAGATGCGACTTTGGCCGACCGGCAACAGCTCAGCTACCTCGATGGCAGCCTTGCGTCCCGGTTCGTCCATATCGAAGCACAGGATAACTTCTTTGAACTGAGCAACGTAGTCCCAGTTGTCTTTGATTGATCTTACAGCGGCAGCAGCGCCAGCTGGTAGACTGACACATGCTGTTGCATGCATTACAGACGCCACTGACATGGCATCCAGCTCGCCTTCTGTGATGACCAGGCGATTACCACCCTGCCATCTGTGTGATCCAAATAGTGGCAGCTTCTTGCCATCCCCAAGTAACTTGAAGTCCTTGTTCTTGAATCGGATCTTTTGTGCCACAGGTGTGCCGCCGGGGCTGTAGTACGTAGCTATCTGTACAGGCTGCCCCTGGTATGTACCCACCCGGTAGCCAAACTTCTTACATACTTCCTGGCTTATCCCCCTGGCCGGGATTGCTTGGATCTCGCCCTGGAGTAAACCTTCCGGCTTTGCTTGATGCGCTGCCTGTATAAGTTCTGCCGCAGCTGCTGAGCTGGTGGGTTGGAAGTCTTGGTCGAAGGTTTGGTGGTCTGTGCAGCTGAAGCAGTATGCTGCGTATCCTCTTTCGCCATTGTCATAAATCGCCCTGGCGTCACTCGAACCACAGGCATCGCATGGCTCGTGTGCCACAAATCTGCCGGCGTCATTCTCCTGACCCCAGGTCTCCATTGTTGTTTTCGATGGTTGCATCTTTGCTCTCCTGCAGCCAATCTTCGGGAATTACTTTGTGTGCGTATTGGATGCCGTGCTTATCGCAGTATTTGGCATACGTAGTCGGTGAGCCTTTGTAGAGCTTCGCATTGGCGTTGCTGAACACCAGGCGTATGTCGATGTCGGGGCATTGCTGACGAATCAGTAGATGTTTGTGACGATCTTCCGTCAGCCATCGTCCTTTGGTTTCGACATAAAAATAGCCGCCAGGTTTTGGCAGCCGGAAGTCTGGTGTGTAGTGCGCCTGGCGCTCAGGCCATACAAACTGGATACGCTCAGTCTCGTATAAAACCTCAAGACCGCTTTCCTTTATCTGTCTTGCTGTCTTATCTTCGAGACCTGAGCGATACCCATTCTTGATGGCTCTCTGTCTAGAAGTTGGCGCTGAAGCCGTCTTCCGGTTTGTCTTCTTGCGAGGAGCCATTATCGTTGCTTTCGTTGGTTTGTTCCGAGGCTACAAATGATCCCTCTTCTGCAGCAAAGCCGCCGCCGTCATCCTGGCGCTCTGCCAAGTCAATGACCTGGATCTTTGTAAGCTGCATGCTCACACCAATATTACCGGCGCTGTTATAGGCATGCAGTGTGCCGCCCATCTTCAATACAGAGCCGCCCCAGATCTGAGGCAGGTTGCTCGGCACGATGATCTGACCCTTGCTGTCGTACACCTTTGGCTGATACTTGGACTTTGCATTCAGAATGATCTCGCCGGTGTCCTGGTCAATCTTGTATGGTACCTTGGCTGTCTCAGCCTTCTTGCCAAACTCATCCAGGGCAAACTGTCGGATCTTGTCGCGCAGCTCTTTGCATTGGTCAGCTGGTACACGTAAGCCAGTCTTATACTTGCCCTCAGCATCAAACTGAGTGTCAGGGACGTTTAGCCATGGATACTCAGCTTTTCCCTTGTGTGTTTCGAATGATACTTTTGCCATCTTCGGATACTCCTTGTTTCTCTTTGTTCTTGATGTTCGGTGTCAGCTGCAGACCCAGGCGCTGTGCTTCGCGCTCCAGGTCGGCAGGGATTGGTTTGTCTTGTGATTCGAGTAGACGCGCCTGTTCCAACACCCGTTCTCTTGGGTGCATACGATCCTCGTTTTCTTTTTTATGGGGTCTATATGCTATGGGGGAACACAAGTCCCCCACGCACATTAGAGACTACGCAAAACAGTAGTCACTTTGAAGTACAGCCTTTATGTCCAGGCTGCCTTTAGTCGGTATTGTTGGCGCTTGTTTGTCCAGACCTAAGTCGATGTGTTCGAGTATCTGATCAGTGATGAAACTGTAGATACATACGCCATCGTACTGCTCGACAAACGCCTCACGCACAGCCATGAAGAGCTTGTCAGTGTCTGCCGGCACTGTGCCGAAGCTGTCATGGATCAGCATGAAGTTACGTACACGTTTATTTAAACACTTTAGTACAGTGCTCATTAGGTGACTGCTGTCCAGGCTGTGGATCATGTTAGGGCTCACAGCTGCGCCACACTTGCGTTTATCAACAGTCCTGGTATCGGCCATGTTAAGTACAGCGCTGGTACGTACCTGGCTGTCTACCTGCTTGTCGTAGAGGTAGATCCGTAGGCGCTTAGCTTTGTTTTTGTAGTACGCATTATCGACTGGGAACCCGACCGGCGTAAACCAGCTCATGGTCTGATTAACGTCAGCCAGGGCGTGTGCAAACGCCTGGAAGAACCGCATGCCATCTGCAGCGCCTACGATGACCTGGTTAATCGCTGTCCAGTTTGCATTGGCTAGCTTCCTGGCAGCCTTACCTGGGTCACTAAATGGATGCTTCGCCAGGTCACCTTTTCTCACACTGTTACGCAGTGGGATCATCAGGTCTTCCATCAGCTGATCCGTGAAGCCGTAGATCCCACTTGAGTAGCCGTAGGTCATCACGTTGCGCTTTACGACTTTCCTGGTGACACCATAGTCAAGCCACTCTTTGGCCACTGGGTCATCGTCAGCCTTTAACAGATCAGTCACTTTGTCTGCTACTGCCTGGTAGATGTCCCGAGGCTTGTCGCCTGGCACCAGGTTGACCAGGGCTCCGTCAGTCTCAGTACAGCTCGCTGCACTAAAGTGTTGGATGCCACTGTTGGAACCATCAAGGTTGATAGGCAAGCCGCTTTCATAGTCAGTGCCATGAACCCAGAAGCCGAAGAACTCCCGGCATGCAGCCAGGAATGCAAATGGCTTGTCTGCCTTCGACCAGTACAGCTGTTCGGGATCAGCGCCATCATAGGTATTCTCGAAGTCGTTACCGATCTCTGCAATACGATCAGCATTATTGATGACCCACTGCACCCGGTCTTCGAATGACTGCTTACTGATCTTTTCGAAGTCGCCTGTGTTGGCTACCTGGATAGCGATCCACCTGGCACCAGATTCAGTGATTGGCTTCTTGTCAGCTACAGTGAATAGAGACTTGATGTGGTCGCTGCGATGCGTGTTGAAGTTACACACTGGGTAAATGCGACCTCTGAAGTCAAAGCTGTGAGGCAAGTAAAAATGCTCGTAATTAGTCAGGTCTCTAGCTTGCCTTAGATCCATGGTCATCATCGAGCGATCAGCATCCACTTGCTTGTTGAGAGCACGGATGTCCTGAGCTTTCAGCCTTATGCCCTTCTTGTCCTCATCTGACAGCTCACTGTAGTTCTCTGGGAACTTTATGTGCTCCAGCTTGTCACGCTGAGGGAAACTATCGCCTGGCTGTAAGCTGTTTTCCCACGCCCACTCTACCGCTGCGAGTACGTATGTGTTCATGGTGTACCGTGTAGCCTGGATTGCATTAAGTGCATCTAAGGCCGGCTGCATACGGCCACTACGTATTGCTGACTTTAGCATGCCACGCTGCTTAGGTGACATATGGCGCACTAGAGGCGTAGTACTGGCCAAAGCTGGATCTAAGTAACAGCCACTGTCATCAGTGTCCCATGGTTTTGGTGGTGTGATCATCGGTGTAAACACAGGCTCATTCCAGCTGATCTCTTGATTGATGTCAGCGATGCCCTCTGAGGCTTCCTCGGTCAATCCAATTCTGTACACAGTCTTGTTGTCTTTGATCTGTGTCCAAATCTCGAAGACATTAGATGCCTCAAGTATAGCGCTCAGGATGGGTGCAGCTGCCTTCATCCTACGCTCCTGAGACCATTTCTCATGCACAAAGCCTTCTTTAGCTGCTATGTGTTTTACAGCCTTCTTGCGGTGCTCGCTGCTGCTGTTGTTGCTTGTAGCGAGGATGGTGATCCTGTCGTGAAGCCCCTTGTCGTATGCCTTCAGCTCAACACTAAAGTGCTCCATTTCGACACGGCCGCCAATGTTGCGAAGTACGCTAGTCCTGGTCGCAGCCATACCAACGCCTTCCATACAATTCACGAGACCTAAGTAACTTAGGAGCTCAGTATCTAAAGGCTTTAGATCCAGTACCCAATCAAAAGGCCTACCATCAGCAGCAGACGCTTCGTCCAACCTAATGCGTAATGCTTCTGTAGTTGCCGCGAGTGCGTCCTTCAGTAGTCTAGAGTTAGCCGGCGCAATGCTTAAATCTTTCAGCTTTGCCTGTCGGTCTAAGAAACGGTCATGGCCGTCAGTCATCATTTGCTTCTCACGCTGCAGCTGGGCAAGCGTAGAGCCATTTAGTCTATCCATAGATGTCATATTGATCCCCTTAGTTCCCCTGCGTATATGCTATGGGGGAACACAATTCAAAATACAGTGATTACAAAGGTTTATTGAATTACTTTGGGGTGGATGGAATATGTGTTGGGTGGGATGTGTATAAATTAACGAAACCATAGCTTACTGCCGCGTAACGGTCGCTATTGGGTTGTGTGATCTCCATGTTCTGCTTTCCCTTTCGCATCGTTTATACCAGAACAAACAGTGAACGGCAACTACCCAGCTGCCGCCATACGTTTCGCAATATCACCAATAGTCTCCGGCTTAATGTGGATATATTTAGACGTAGTTTTGTTATTTCTGTGACCGAGCCATTGCCCAATAACATCGCTGTTTAAACGCATGTCGTTCGCCATGGCGCTGGCTGCAGTATGCCGAAACACATGAAACACAAAGTCCTTATCACCAGGCGCTACACGCGCTCTCAGGACGTTCCAGAGTAGATAGAACTCTTTGGCATTGTATCGGAAACCAGCTGCCAAGCTGCGAGCCGCCTCAACCGCCTCGTGTTTGTACAGAGCGATCTGTCGCCGATCACCGTTCTTGGTCTCAAACAGAGTGATCCACCAGAGACCATCTTCACCCTCTTCGACACGCGCCTTCGATGGGTCACGCAGATTGCTGATCTCTGAGTGACGCATGCCGGTGTAGCGAGCCAGTGTACACATATGCTTGAACCAGGCCGGCACGTTACGGTTATCACAAAAGACACGAATCGCGTCCAGCTCCCGGTCACTGAAGAACCTGATGCGGTGCTCTTCTGAGGGCGTTTTAACGCTAATTACACGTGCAGCCATACCAGACGACCTGGCGAAGCTCAACACCGCCTGTACGGCCGCCACGTAGCGATTAATGGTAGCTTTAGATAAGCCGTCTGCCTCTAATGCATCCATCATGCGGTACAGGTGGCTGCCATCGATCTCGGCCATCTCGATGTTACCCACGACACCTACAAAACGCTGGATGCGGTGGGTGCTTTCGTTGCGGTGCTTTTCTTTAGACCAAATCCGAGTGTTGTACTTGAAAGTAAAGTTCTCAATACGTGTATCCATGACTGTGCTCTCCGATTAAAACAGTGGGATCATTGTGTGGCCGTCAGCTCTCGCCTGGTACATCACTGACAGGTTGGTCTCGATGTTGTCGCACGGCTCGCCGCGACCGGCGGCGTCAAACAGCTCATCCTCAAGCCGTTTGATCTCAGCGTTTAAGTTGACCATGTGTGTGAATGGGTCGATGGGATCTATGTACATGCTCTCTACTCCGTCCATGATTGCACACGTTCTGGGGTTCCGGGTGCATCGGCGCGTATGTAGCGAGATGACCCCCAGTTATATTGACCTTTGCGCGGCATGAAACGCTCTGTACTCACACGCACCGGGCGTTCATCTAATGACTGCGCCCAGTCTTTGACGCGATCCAAGTCACCCTCAGACATTGTCGGACACCTGATGTCCAGGAACTCCGGGAACATCTTAGGGTCATACTCAGCAGTCACACGTGCGCCGGCACTGACAAAGTACTGCCAATTGCCACGGCGTATACGTACACGGATCTCGTGGTTACCAAACTGCCACCTGGTTTCGTGTGCGCCGAGGGTTTTGATATCACCCCCGACACGATACTTTTCGATCAGACGCGGCTCCATTACAGAGCCCTCTTCGCAATTTGATCCCACTCTGCGCGGCGTACCTTAAATGGCACGACCTGGCCGAAGGCTTTGCGGATGCGAACCCACTTATAGCCCACGACAGCCCACACCATGTGGCTGCCGCACACCGGGTACCGGCTGCTGTAAAGATCGACTGAGAAAGGCTTGGCTGACTGCCAGCTGACTTGGGTAGGTTTTGACTTAAAGATACTCATTTTGCTCTCCTGTGACATGTTGTCGCAGAAGTCCAAAATATGGCGATTCCGGGAGGACTCGAACCCCCAACCTGCTGATTAGAAGTCAGCTGCTCGCCACAAGTGGACTTCCTACCGATTCTTTACCATGTAACATGGGGG